CACCAGTTGATGCAAACGTAAATTCTTTTACAGGAATTGGAGTAATTACCGGGCTAACATCAGCTAACATCATCCCTGCTGTTCGTGCCGTGAAGAACGCTATCCCAGCGCCTTTGAAAGGAAGAACAGATACCGTTATCTTCATGGAGTATGCTGCATACGACTTGTATGTAGATGCAGGTGTAGCGGCTAATCTTTTCTCTTACAACTTCAACGACAAGTCTAACTACGGTGGGCTTACTGTACCGGGTACAGGCATCCGTATAGAAGCCGTACACGGACTGAACGGAACAGGAGATATGTATGCAATGAGATTATCTAACATTGCGATTGCGGTTGATGCTGAAGGTGAAGAAGCTAATTACAAACTGTGGTATTCTGAAGACAACAACGAAGGACGTTTCCGTGCAGCCTTTAAAATGGGTGTGAACGTAGCGTTTACAACCGAAGTAGTGAAGTTCAAATCAACAATCTAATTATGCCTAATTGTTCAATAAGTTCAGGTTATGCCATTGACTGCCGGGATGGGGTAGGCGGTAACAAAGAAGTTTACATCATCGACTTCTACGATGTTACTGCCGTTGCTGAAGCCAGCGGATTAGTAACTGGCATCACTAAAGCATCTGGAAAAAGGTTTTACAAATTTGAGATACCAGAAGCTACAGCCGAAGGAAAAGACACGCCTGTAGGTAACACACAAAACGGATCGCTATTCTTCAACCATGAGTTCACAATGGCCCTCAACAAAAGAGATGCCGCAACAAGAAATATAATTCTTGTGCTTGGTAAAGCGAGGGTTATCATTGTAGCAAGGGAGTTATCAGGCAGGTGGACAATGTACGGCAAGGACAACGGCTTATGGCTAACAACCGGAGAAGGTACATCAGGAATTGCAGGAGGAGACAGGAATGGCTATAATCTTACATTCGCAGGCGAGCAAAGGGAGCCAGTTCTTGAAGTAACAAATGCGGTGGGATTAGTTTTACAGACACCCGGATAATATTTAAAACGAAAACCTAAAGAGGGGTGGGGATTTCCCTCACCCTTTTTTTATGCTGCAAATAAATAAACATATTACCAATACGTTACTATTCACAGCAACGGAAAGTTGTGTTCTTGTAAATCCGTACTTTCTTTTTAAATTTACAAACAGAACAACAAATGAAATAATTTATTATGTTGCTACTGATACAAGCCTGTACAATTACAGATTCAACAAAGCCACAATATCGGGTTCATTATTCTCTGAATACGGATATTACAATTATGAAATTTATGAGCAGTTAAGTTCAACGAATATAGACCCGACAGGTTTAAATTTAGTGGAGAGTGGTTTCATGGTTGTTGTTGGCGATTCATTTACGCCTGATGAATACGATGGTCAGGATAACACATTTGTAGTATGATAGATTACAATCTTATACAGGTATCATTTGCGAGGGCTGAACAGCCTGTATTTACCGAACGCAAAGGCAGCGGCATTGTAAACTTTGGCGAGAAGAATACGTTCCCTACTTACTTAAACGACTTGTATAATGAAAGCCCAAAACATGGGGCTATTGTGCAAAGCAAAGCGACTTACATATTCGGAAATGGATTTGCAAAAATAAAAGATTATAAAAATCCAAACGATGCAGAAACGTGGAACGACTTATTAAGAAAGTGTGTTTTGGATTATGAGAAGTTTGGCGGTTACTACTTACAAATAATTTGGAACAAGGGTGGAACGATAGCAAGTATCTATCATTTGAAGTATCATAAGGTTAGAACAAATTATGATAATTCTACTTTCTGGGTGAAGGATGAGTGGGATATTTACAAACAAATTTCTGCTAAAGATAAACTAAAGGAAAGAGATTATCCTGCATTCGATGTGAATGATAGGAAAGGTTCGCAGGTTCTTTTTGTTAAGAGCATCGGAGATCAGTCAGACGTTTATCCTTTGCCGTCTTATTATCAGGCTTTGAATTATATTGATGCTGATAGGCTAATGGGCAGGCACGTGCTGGGGATGGCTAAGGATGGATTTGTAGCCAGTAAGCTAATAAACTTTAATGAGGGTGAGCCATCACTTGAGCAGAAAAGAGAAATTGAGAAAGCGTTAGAAAAAAAGTTTACAGGCAGCGAGGGGAAAAAGTTCATGGTTGCATTTAACAAGAACCCGGCTAATGCAGTAACGGTAACGGATTTAGGCACTTCGCAGCTTACAAAAGAAGATTTTACTAATATCAATTTATTAATTCAACAAGAGATTTTTGCAAGTCATAAGATAACAAGCCCTTCACTTTTTGGAATTAAAACAGAGGGGCAATTAGGTGGAAGAAGTGAACTTAGAGATGCTTATGAGATATTTAAAAACACGTATGTAAACGAAAGGCAGCAGATACACGAAGAAGCATTTAGCGGATTATTTTTGCTTTCAAGCATCCCGTTAGAAGCAAAGATAATTCCTACAGAGCCGATAGGGATTGAATTAACTTCTGAAATTATTACAGGGCTTGGGCTTCCAAAAAAATACTTCCTTGATAAATTAGGCGTGAACATAGAAGACTATCCTGCAACGGTAGATGATAGTGTTATCATAAATGCGATAAATTCTTTAAGTCCGTTGGTGGCTAATAAGGTTCTTGAAAGCATGGATCCAAACGAGATTAGAGGGCTTGTAAAGTTACCTGCTAAGTTGGGAGGAACGACAGGTGCCGCTCCACTTGATGCAAACGGTAATGTAGTTGCTGAAATGGTGAACGATAATCTTAAAAACTTAACTGGAAGACAGTTCCAGAATATAACAAGAATAGTGCGCCAGTACGGTTCAGGAAAGATAACAAGGCAAATGGCAGTGGCTTCTTTGCGTTCTGGATTTGGATTAAGCGAGCAGGATATTACAGACTTCTTAGGCGAGGAGTTGCAATTTAGCGAAGATGTATTACATCACTTTGCCGAACATGGCGAAGATAGAGGTAATTTTATTTTACTTCGCCAGTATGATTTAGATTCAGAAACAATTTTACCGTCCGCTTTTGCCGAAGTAAATAAATTAGGCTTAGACGTGTTGGGGGTTATTTCAAAAAACAAAAACGCAACACCGGAAGAAATTGCAAAGACGGTAGGCAAAGATGTTGATGTTATCAATTCCGTTCTTTCTGATTTATTGACAAAGGAACTGATAAGTGAATCCAATGGAGTTAGAAAACTTACAAAGCCTTTGAGTGAAATTGCGGATACTAAAATACAAGTTCTAATAAGGTATTCGTATGAATGGAAAAGCGAAGTTCCTTTCGGTCAAAGAGATACAGCGGCACATCCTTCAAGGGAATTTTGTAAGAAGTTGATGAAGCTGAATAGATTTTACAGCAGAAAAGACATTCAGGATATTTCTTTGCGGCTTGGCTATTCTGTTTTCGATAGAGCAGGTGGATGGTGGACGATGCCTAACGGTGAACATTCAGTTTCCTGCCGACATGAGTGGAAGCCTAACGTAGTTCTAAAAAAATTATAATGAACGTATTATTCATAGACGAGAGTACTATTAAGCTAAGGACAGGCATAAGCGTAGCTATTGATGGCGGTAAACAATTACGGCCGATGATTAAGGTTGCACAGGATATTTTTCTTATGCCTGCTCTTGGTTCTACTTTGTACAAAAGATTACAGCAGGGGAAGAAAGATAATAATCTAAATTCAAGCGAAGTAAATTTAATTGACAATTATATTACCGACTGTTTGATATGGGCTACAATAAGCTACCTGCCTGTGTCTATGGGGTATCAGTTCTATTCTAAGGGTGCATTACAAAAAACATCAGAAGAAAGCAATGCACCATCTAAGCAGGAACTGGACTACATCGGAACTTATTATCAGGACATCGCCGAAAGCTACAAGCAAACATTAATAAATTACCTTCGCCAAAACTATACACTATTCGCTGAATACAGCAGCCCGGGTACCGGATGGGATGTTGTTGAACCAATTACGTTAGGTTATGAGTGCCCGATATTTCTGGAAGGTGATAAGGAATGTAAGAGTACATCACCTGCACCGGTTGTTAGTCTTCAGAGAATTGGCAAGAGTGTTTACACCGCTATTGGTGGAGAGGCTTCTTTCAATCCAGTGCCATCGCTTGAAGGTAAAGTTATCTTAATAGCAACACGAGCAGGATGGGTAAGAGAGGTCGTTGAAACTGTCAACACGGACACGATGAAATTACAAATTGTTGCTAATACCGTAACGCTTCCGGACATTGCATCACCGGGAGAAAGGTTTGAATTTGTTTATACTTAATTATGAAGAAATATCAAAAGTTTGGGAACAAGAAAATCTTTATTGATTTAGTTTTAAAAAAAGCGAATGACGTACAAACAAGTAAAGCAGAATGTTCAGGCAATACTGGAAAGCCATCCGATGATAAGAAAGGTGTTGTTCAACACGCCAACGGATTGGATTTATCAGGAAGGAAGTCCTGATTTTCCTATTGCTTTGTTTTCTATTGACGGCGGGATTTTAGAACCGGGTTATAAAACATTCAATCTTTCCTTCTGGTTTCTTGACAGGTCGGGAATGGATGGGGAGTTTGAAGTAGATATTGTAAGTGATCAGGTGGAGATAGCTAATGACATTGTAGCTAAGTTAAAACAAAGCTGGATTAATAACTGGCTGATAGATGAGAATGTTAGCTTTGATGTTATCATGGAAAAATTTGAAGATTATTTGAGTGGAGTAAAATTTACAACAACTTTAAAAACTGCAAACAATTATGACACGTGCGCTATTCCTGCTGTTTAGTTTAATTTCTTTTCGAGCCTTTTCACAAACGCCTGTAATTTATCAGGGCGTTGGAATTAGGATGAAACAAATGTGGGCTGATAGTGTGGCCCGGATTCCTTCCGATACGACTGTAAACAAGACTGGTATTGCTGTAAAAGGCACAACGATGTACATAGGTAACGGTGTAAGATGGACGGCAGTAAGCGGAACTGCTCCTGCACAATTTAATCCGATCGCAGGAACGAACATGAGTTTATCAGGTACTTATCCTAACATTACTTTCAATTCAACGGGGGGTGGTGGAGGTTCGCAAAACCTTGACCAGACTTTAGCAATAGGAAATAATACCGACACAACCATCAATTTTGTTGATACACTTTCAACAAATGAAGGGAAGCAATTTGTAACTATCTATCCGAAAGGCTATGGGCAAACAGGTTATCCGAATGGCAGACCTGCAATGTTTAGCGGATTAGGTTATCAGCGTTATCCGGGCGTAAATGCAGACGGAAGACCTAACGTAGTTGGTTTACTATGGGGGTATAATGGTGGCTTCAATACGCCTACAATAGCCAATGAAACTACATGGGGAGTAAGAACGGAAACGTGGTATCAGATAGGCGGCTTTGGACACAGCGAGTTTCACGGTGTCATGCCAGAATTTAAAGCAATAAATGGTTCGGCACGAAGGCTTGCAACTGCTTATGTCAATAATTTAACAGGTTATACCAACTATAATTTAGGTATCGACAACATGAATGTAATGAGAGGAGCAAGTGATACACCGCAGCTTGCTTCATCATTGAATAGGTTATTAGCAGGCTTCAAGGGCGTAGGTGATATTACTTTGAAAAATCAAGATAGTGCAACAAACACAGCGCAAATAGTACTTGCGTTAAACGGAACATTGTTTAATAACAGCGTATCAGCAGGAGCGCAGCCTTTAAATTCCTTTGGCTTTAATTCAGTTGTAAACGTACAGCCCGGCACTTCTTACGGCAGCAGCTCTACCTACACAGGGCTTGTAAATACTACCGTTGCCGTTGCTAATAAGTATGGATTTTCCACAGTATCATCAGGGCTAACAACACAGAACTGGGGAGGGATAAGCCTTGATGGAAACACGACAGGAACTATCACAAGTCTATATACAAGGCAGTTAGGTTCTAACGGAACGGTTGAAACGTGGCTTGCAGCAGCAAACGGATCAACGGCACAATATGCAATGACTGATGTAGGCAACGGAATTAAATGGAGATGGTATTTAAAGTCAGGTGATACAGATAGGGAAATGGCTATTGGGTTTGGAACAAGCAGTTTTGATTCATTGATGAAGTTCAGAGGTACAGATGGCAAGGTTCAGATTAGAACAAACCTAAACGTAGGTTCTACCGCTTATGCTCCTGCATCAGCAGCCTTATCAGTAACAAGCACAACGCAGGGTTTTCTTCCACCTGTAATGACGGCAACACAAGGCAGCGCAATATCATCACCTGCAGAGGGGTTGATAATTTATGTAACCAATACAAACGGAACATTCACAGCCAAAGGATGGTGGGGCTGGGATGGTGCTGCTTGGTTAAAACTTAACAATTAAAACGGACTAATGGAATTTTATCAAAAGCATATTATGAAACTTCAAAAAAGCATAAACCGATGGGCTGATTCATCCCGAATTAGGAAAATAATCAGGTTAGCGAAGCTATCAAGTTACACATGGGTAACTTTATTCGTTTGTACAAGTTTTACATTTTTAGAAAAATATTTTTTGTAATAACATATTTAATTGCAATGGAATCAGCAAACATAAACAGTGTATTACTTAGTGTAATCATTCTACTTCTAACAACGATTGGCGGTATGCTTTACAAAAAGTTAGAGGAGTTCTCAAAGACCATTCAGGATATTCTTTTGAACGATATGAAGGATAAAAAAGATATTGAACGGATAGATTATACCTTAGATGCGCATCATCAACGTATTGGCAAACTCGAAGATAAAAAAGCATGAGCAGGTACAACGAATTGGACTATCAAATTTTTTATTACAAAAAGCGTAAACAAAAACAACACAATATGAAAAGTTGGAAAACAACCGTGTCCGGTGTGCTTATTGCTGTAGGCACATGGCTTACCAATAATGAAGACGGCAATCTGAAAGTTATTGGGCAGGTATTGACATTCGTTGGCACAGTCCTTTTGGGCTTTATGGCGAAGGATTACAACGTAACAGGAAAGTAACAATGGAGGGGCAACCCTCCTTTTTTCTTCATTAAAAAAAGTTTATGCAAATAAGACCTCGAATTAGTCAGGAAGAGTATGAACTAATAAAGCAAAATAGAGCGTCAGGGAGCAAGGGTAATACATTTTTTAAAGGAGATTCTGAAAGTGCAGAATATACTTTTGAAACAAGCAAAAGGATAAAGACGTTGCAAGATTTAATTGATGCTTGCGATATTGATTTGAGTACGTGGGATATCGAAAGATGGATTTGTAATAAATGGGAAGTAGGTGCAAAAGATTCTAAAAAAGAAATCCAAGTACACCCATTATTTCAGGTAAAAATATGGCTAAAACCAAAATCAGGGAAAAGGAATTATTTTGAAATAAGGGAAGAATTAATAGAGGGCATGAAGTCATTTGCTCCAACTTATCCAATAATAAAAAGAACGAAACATGAAGATAGAAAACTTCTTATTGTTGACCCAGCAGACCCGCATTTTGGAAAAAAATCAACAATAGAGGAAACAGGTCAAGACACAAACAATATTTCTACTGCCGAAAGATTTGCAAGCGGAATTGAGGGATTGATAAACAAAACGGATTGCTACAAGTTTG